GACCTGCTGACGAGCATATCGCATACGGCTGTCACTGTCCTCGTCAATTGGGCGGTCCAACTCCTCAACGTACTCGTCCAACGCAATGCACAAGTCTTCAACGTACTCGTCAACTACGTTGTTCACGTCACTGACGCGCTCAGCATCTTTACCGTCGTACTGAACACGTTCGCTGTCAGTGTGTAGGTCGCTGATGCGTTCTTCGCGGCTATGATAGATTTTCGAAATCGTCAAGTTCTTCATCCCAATCTTCTAGGTCAGGTGCAGGTTTCGGTTTTGCTTGTTTAACTCTCTGGTGGTACTTGTCTGTACCTAGGTCTTTAGCTAAGTGGTTTCGCCTCCTCTGCTCCCGGCGTTCCTTCCTGTTGTACGACCGCATCCCGGTCATAGTAAACGTCTCCGTTTTCTTCAATTTTCGTATCTTCGTACGGCGCAATCATCCGCCGATACAGTTCGAGTTTAGCACCTTCCAGTGCTCCAATAATATCGTTGAATGTTTGATAACAAAACGGCTTCTCACCCATATATTCAAGAGCCGTGAGTGTTATGGCGTAGTTTAGTTCACCGGCGTTGCGGGGGTTTTCATATCCTTCGATATGTTCCCGAGCCTCTTCATTAACGTACGGCATTATTCGTAAATAATCTCGTATTCGGGAAAGTGTTTCTTCATGGCAACTGCTGCTGCGTGTTCACCACGAGCGCCGGGAGACTGCTCCCAGTTCTTGAGCATGTAGATGCCGTCACCCTGAACAACCTTCGTAAGGTCCCAAATGTATGCCTCACGGAAGTCAAAACCCTTTGCAATAGCTTGAGCCGCGTCGCCGGTCTTTACTGCCTCAGGGTCAAGGTCGACCTCTTCATCCTTCTCGGCGGGGTTGTTAACGTTCCACCCTTCCTCTCGCAGCTTTCGAGCAGCGGCGTAGAAGGACGGGAAATTAAAATCAGCGTACCCGCTCATAGGGCCAGCAATATAAATTGATTTGTTATTCATTGGTTTCTCTCAGTTTAAGTTCTAGTCTTGCGAGGGCGTTCCAAGCAGCGTGAGCGGCATGTAGCAGTCCGCTATCGCTATCCAGAAACTCGCCTTTTCCTTCGGCGATAAGGTGCCGTACCATTGCATCGCTGTAGCGTTCAAAGCCTTCGGGGACGGTTTCCCATCCTTTCCACGCATACTTCGAAGCGCCGAATGTAGATACGCTAGCAACGGACTCAATGGCTCTAGGGAAGTAATCAATTGCTCCCCTGTAAATGCACGGCTTACCCGCGTCCAGCTTTGCTCCCGGCTGATGAGCGTCTCGTCCGGTGGGGTCACTCTCCGTCTTTACCAAGCCAGAAATAGTAGTGTTGGGGATTAGGGATTTCGGGGGTCTGTCCACCATTACTCTGCTTCGTTTCCTTTTCGTTCTCTGACACCGATGAGTTCTTCAATTTCATCTAACGCCTCTTCCACTTCTTCTTCAAAACGTTCAATGATTTCGGACACGTCAATCTGTAAGTATTCGACTAATTCGAACCCCTCAAAGAAATCTTCAATGCGCCTACGAGTTTCAGTGTCCACAGTTACGCTACTTTCTTCCTTGTACCGTCAAACCATTTACGACACGATTTACACTGGTGTCGTTGAATTTCAAAACAAGCTGTATATCGAAACCCGCGCTTCTGTGTCTTTGTACTGTGACAGAACACACAAGCTTCTGAACCGAGTGCCCGAATAGCGGGATGGTTCTCAATGAACGGACCCATACGTTCGTACAACTCTTGAGTGGTGATTAGGTCACCTTTACAGTACCTGACCATTTCAGCGCGGGCTTTCTTGTCACCCGCCATAACCTCTCGCCACAACTCAAACCCGTTGTTCTTTACCTTCTTGGTAATGTCGAGATATTCAGCAATGTACTCTAGTTTGTTACTGTGGAAGCGGAAGTAAGCACGAGCGGCTTTCTCAAGGTCAATGTGAGTCAGCTTAGGAAGCGGCCCCAATTTGTATTTGAGTAGTTCAGTTCTAATCCACGGAACGTCGAACCGAGCGCCGTTCTTACTGATGATTGCATCGGCTTCCTCAATCAACTCCAACGTAGCAGAGAGCATTTCTTCCTGCGACATTTGCCAGTTGGTGAGGCAGCGTGGCGTTCGTTCGTGAAGCCACTTATAACCAATACACAGAATGTACGGGTGTTCTTTAACTTGATTGACACCGAAATTCTGCTTGTGCATACCCCAACCCCACATAAGGGCGGGGGCAGTCTCAATGTCTATGACTAAGATTTTACTCAGGTTTCTCTTCCTTAAACCACGCCAGTGGGATTGTACCCTCGGCCCAAGGAAACCCGTGCTTTTCAGCCCACTCCCAATTCCGGAGTTTGGCACGTTTGTTTCGTTTGCCGTTGGCGTTCTGAAACACAAATCGAATGTCAAGGTCAGGATTAGTTCGCTTCACTGCAAGCATTTTCTTACACGAGGCAGCGTCTAAGTAACCTTTAGCTTCGACGTAGATACCGTTAGGTAGGATGAAGTCAGGAAGATAACTCCCTTTCATCACGTACGGAATGAAGTGGGGTTCGTGAACTAGTTTCTTACGACTGCGCTTAGCAGCATCCCAAATCTTTTCCTCGAACCCACTTCTGAACTTCGGCCGCTCTTTACCAGTCTTCTTGGACACGCGGCTCTTTCTTTACGGTCGTGAAGAACTTAGGTCCGTTGCTGTAAACGAACGTTCTCAATCCTTCACCGTTGTTGGCGTCTCGCCAGCAGTGTTGTTTGAAAGCACAATAACTGCATCCCACGCCAAGTATTCGGTTTCCAGAACTGCCTTCCGGCTTATCTGGATAGCATCGCGGAGGCTCTGTTTCGCTTGCAAGCACTCCACGTAAGTGTTGTATGCGAGACGCTGGTTCATTTTCGGCCAGCACTTTTGCGCTAGGTTCAACAAAAGCAATGTCACCGTGAACCTTGTCCGCCACCAAGAAACCAGCACGCTCTGTTTTAAGTGCGTACCGATATCCTGCAATTTGTTTGACGTAGCCGAACGGGTCGTTTGTAACGTAATCCCCCGATACGAACTTGTTGAAACCAAATGGGCTAGCCGACTTGGCATCGACCGTAACTCCGTCAATAACCGCGTCACAGTGGCCTTTAATTCCATCGACTTCAACTTCAGTTTGTTCGTGGGTGACTTCATGTCCCGCCTCTTTGGCAAGAAAAAGAAGCAGCAACTCAATCATGTCCCCGTACAGGAACTTGAAGTAGGTTTTGGATGACAAGCGTTCCGCCTTATCAGCGGCATGTGTAGCATACCACAGTTGGCGGTCGGGCTTCCCGAGGGAACTAAACCTAAGAGTTGCTGCTTCTCGTTCCCGAGCAGACAGGCGAGAACGTAAGAGCGCTACGACAGCCTCGCCTATCCACTTGAGATTTTCTTCACTCGGCTCGTGGTGAGTGTCCTCGTCTAAGAGGTTGTAAATATCCTCAACCAACGAGTCGATTGATTTAGTCAGAGAGGGTAATTCCCATTCGCTCTGCGCCACGACGAGCATCTCGCTGGCGACCGTAATCCTTCACCAGACGACTGCCTTCGAAAAGACCGAAACGGCCAGTCGGAAGCGGTTGAATTGAAAACGTCTCTCGACGCTTGAAGATGTTAAACATGATTAATGACTCTTGATGTAACGGTAACCGAGGTAACAAATTCCGAGAAAAACAGCCAGACCCGCTAGCTGCTCGATAATGTAAGTAGTCGTCATAACAATTACTTCCTTAAATTACTACGTCGTCGTTGAGGTCGTCGTCTGCTTCATTCTCTGCATCCATACGTTGAAGTTCAGCCTCAACCGTATTCTCTGCAGGAGTAGTAGGCGTCGCCTCTTCTGCGAAGAACTCGTCGTCACTCGTAAGTGGCGCAAAGTCCTGCGGAACGTACGGAACCAGTTCGAGAACACGAATGGCTCGAATGTACATTCCCTTCTTTCGACCCTTGCCGTAGTCCTTAACTACGAACTTGGCGTCAACCATAGAGCCGTTGCCAATGAGGTCATTACCCCAACGTTCGTTGTTGGCGTTGACAATCCGAATGGGGTCAGCCGGTTCTCCATCTGCCTTCAATTCCTTGTGGCGGAAAGAGAGGAAGCTTTCTGTACGGAAGTCACCTTCCTTCGGGTCGCGAAGTCGGTCAGACAGGCCGAGTTTCTTAAGGAGTTTAAGGCCGTCTGCGTCAGGAGTAATGTCGATTGACCACTCCTTTTCACCCGTGTATTCGTTGAAACGAGGTTGACCAATTATCTTGGCCCAGTTAGCAACACCACGGATAACATGAGTTTCTGTACTAATTTCTAAAAACCTTTCTTTCTTTACTCTATACTACTATTATACCAAACTTTTAGGCATTTGTCAAGCATTATTTTCGTCTGTTAGTAACCATTCATTCGCATCGTACTTTGTTTGAGGTTTATACTTCGGATTGGTGCTCCCAAGACAGACGGAAGTATAGTCTTCCAATTCTTTGAAAGGGGCTAACCAAACCTTCTTTAGGTCGGTGAAGGCGAAGAAATCGAACTCGCCAGCAACATAGAGAGGCTTAGAGCTTTTGTTTCTAGTGGAGATGCGTGCTTGCAGATATTTGTGACGACCGTTGACCGACCAAGTGCCTTTCTTAATTTGTAGGCGAGTAAAATCTCCGCCCTTTTCTAAAACTAAGTCATAACGCGATTGAGCAGACTGAGGCCAAAGAACATTATACCCGAGTCCAGAGAATGTTGCGGCCACGAAAAGCTCCGCTGTCACTCCACTTAGATGTTGAATAGTGTCCATCAGTGAGTTTGAGCCCACGTCTTACCTTCCTTGGCGTCGCCTTCGATAGGAACTCTGTAATTAAAGCTTTCGCCTGCTCTTGGGAAGCAAGCCAACGCTGTCTTTGTAAATAGTTCAAGTTGTTCCGTAAGAACGACGAACTGCCACTCGTCGTGAATGTCTCCGACTTTGTGTGCGTCAAGCTTTAGCTTTCGAATTTCTTGGTCCAAATAGATGGACGCTTGCTTCATTATCCGTGACTCGTCTCCTTGCAGTAAGTACGGGATAACCATGTGGTCAGATGAGACCAACACTCTAGAACCATCACACAGAGTAATTCTGCCGGTCCTTTTAAGTTCGTTTTGCAGCCGGTTGATAAGGCGTCGCAAACCCGGCAACTTGTCGAAGAACTTTTTCTTTGCGGCCTTAGCCTCTTTATGAGTGATGTTGGCTTCGGTTGCAATTCGGGCATCACCAGCACCCATGAGTGTTGCGTAGGTGATGGTTTTAGTAAGAGCGCGAGTAGGAAGCCCCAACATCTTTTGATTGGGGGTGTGGGCGTCGTCGAGACAAGCATTCTTACTAAACTCCTCGTCTTCTAGGTAGTGGGCAAGAACACGGAGTTGAATGCCCTTAGCATCAATACCCACCAAACTATAACGGGACCTGTCACCGCAAGTCCACAAATCACGAGCTTCGTAAGTCCACGAACCTTCCTCCCCCCTAAGAGGTCCAACATCGGTCGACCTAACAGCAGGAATGTTAGCACTGTTAGGATTATCGTGACGGTAGCGTAGTGTACTAGCAAGCCAAAGGTTACCATGTATTGCTCCTGTCTCTTCGTTGTAGGCGTTCATCCACGTGTTAATCATGTTAGCACGTGAATTAATAACCACCCACTTGGCTAAGGCTCTTGCTCCTTCATTTCCGGATGCTTCCGCAAAAGCGAGGAGCGAGTCTTCGTCGACTTTGGGGTTGCCGCCGCCTCCCTTCTCAGTTCGCTTAGTGAACGAGGTCGGTTCCCATCCTGCTTCAAGTAGTCGTTCAACTCTTTGCTTAGGGCTTCCAAGGTTAAACTCGACCCAATCAAAGCAGGTATAAGTTTGTCCGTCTTCGTTCCGTTCCACACGCGGATATTGTCCCATGTGACGTTCAAACTGAACAGTGTTTGTTCCATCCGCTTTAGTAGCTCGCTTATATGTAGCGACTGGGAGGAGTTCTGGCGGCCAATGTCGTAGAATTTCATTCTTTAACTCTTCTTCCCGTTTTCGGAGTTCGGTGTAAAGCTCAAGCGCCCGTCTGTAGTCAAACGGAAAGCCGTGCCGTCTTTGCTTATTCTGTATGATATGCCACGAATAAGTTTCCAAAGAGGCCCCCCGTTCGGAGAAGCCAACATCTCGCATCCGTTTCGTGAGACGATTGAATATCCGTTTGGTAAGCGAAACGTCGTTTTCACAGTACTCCTTCATCTCTTCACTATATTGAGTGAAGTCTTTAAACGGCAACTTGGGGAATTTTAAACGTTGTCCCCAAGCTTCCAAAGAGTGACCTCCTGCAAGATTGGGCGAATAGAGCATTGACAGAATGAACGTATCAACGCATCGACTAATGCCAATGCGAGTACCCCAAAAGCGATTAAGAACAGGAACGTCAAAAGCAACCAAGTTATGGCCGACCAGAATATATTTTCTATCCAACCAATCAGCGAAGGCTTCTTTGGTTCGAAAAACAAAGGTTTCATCAGTTACCGCATTCTCTACGCAGACTACGAAAATTTGCGTACACTCGTCCCGTAGTCCGTCTGTCTCAATGTCGACAATCCAGTGGTCTTTAGTTGGGGTTAGATACATTCGTCCGTCGTCTGTCCTTCTCCCTCAACAGGGCTTTAACTTCTCGCCAGTGTGCGGCAATTAAGTACTCAACATCTTCGTCACTCAGTTCAGAAAGGTCGCTTATCGTCTGCGACGCCAGTTCCTTCTTCGTAGGCTTCGACTGACTCTTGATTGAGTTCTTCAAGTCGCCCACTGAGTTCGTTATAAAAGAGGTAACAGGCTGGTCCTGTTCTTCCGCAGAACCTATTCTTTTCAACCACCACTTTCGTGACATTTCGCCTCCACGGGTCCGGGTCTGTGTTGTCCCTGTAAAGTTTGATTACGATGTTAGCGAGTTGCTCAACACCAGCCGTACCACGAATTTGACCTTGCCGGTTCTGGTGAATGACGCAAATGAACGCCATGTTCAGTTCCATACAAAGTGTTTTTGCCTTCGTGGCTATCTCATCGAGTTGTTTGCGCTCATCTCCTGACTGGTCACTGACCACGATAGATAGGTGGTCCAGCACGACATACTTGCAACCAAGAGCGTGCATGTGACGGATTTTGTCAAGTACAGCGTCAACAGTGTTACTACCGAAATGGTCCCAAATAACGACGCGATTAGTATTAATAACAGCGTCATAGGCCTCGCGCAGTTCGGGTTCACTACGCTCCGTATCAGGTAGGTGATAAGGTTTGCTGTTGTGAATACTGAGAAGCCCGAGAGCAGTATCGTAATTAGGCTCTTCGAGATGAAGGAAACCCACTCCATACTCTTTCTCCTGTAACTCCGGGTTCATCAGGAGACTGTACTCAATCTCCTTAAGAATACTCGTCTTACCAATTCCGGTTTCAGCGGTTACGACCACCATCTCAGACAGGCGTAGTCC